GCGCTACTGGTACTAACGGGTCAACGGGTGCTCAAGGGAATAGCGGAGCTACTGGAGGAACAGGATCCACTGGATCCGTTGGATTAACTGGTAATACAGGTTTAACTGGTGTAACTGGTAACACAGGAGCGACTGGTGAAACTGGAGTAACAGGCGCTGTTGGATTAACTGGATCTACAGGTTTAACTGGTGTAACTGGCGCGCAAGGGTTAACAGGCTCAACTGGTCTAACTGGTATGACAGGTAACACCGGCGCGCAAGGTAACACCGGCGCTGTTGGGCAAACTGGTGCAACAGGCTTAACTGGTGCAACAGGTATGACAGGGCTTACAGGAGCTACCGGTGTAACTGGTGCGCAAGGAAATACCGGGGCACAGGGAACATCAATCAATGTTCGTGGCAGCGTTTCTTTAGTTGTAGATCTCCCTCCTACAGGTAACGCTGTAAATGATGCATACATCGTAGATGCAGACGGCGACCTATATGTTTGGAATGGCAGTGCATGGAGTAGCGTTGGACAGATCGTCGGGCCACAAGGTTCACAAGGAGTTACCGGCAACACGGGAGCCGTTGGAAATACAGGTCTTACCGGAGCAACAGGTTTAACTGGCAATACAGGAGCCGTTGGGCAAACTGGATCTACAGGTGCGGTTGGCTTAACAGGCAGCACTGGTTTAACAGGTAGCACTGGATTAACAGGTGCAACAGGATTAACAGGAATGACCGGTAGTACAGGTTTAACTGGCTTAACAGGTGCAACAGGAAGTACGGGAGCAGATGGACAGACTGGATCTACAGGTTATACGGGAAGCACAGGAGCAACGGGAGCAGTTGGACAGACTGGAGCTACCGGAGATGTGGGAGCAACTGGACAAACTGGTTCCACCGGAGCAACAGGTTTAGTTGGTAACACAGGTGCGACCGGTAGCACCGGCGCAACAGGAGTTACTGGTAATACTGGTTTAACGGGCGCAACTGGCGCAACGGGAGACGAAGGACAGTTCTCTATTGTTGACGCCGTGCCACCGACGGGTGTAAGTGGAGCTGCGTGGTTTAACGCAAATGACGGCGCGGTGTATGTTTACTACGACGGCGCGTGGGTAGAAGCCGTTGGCGGAAACATCGGGCCTACAGGAACGATATCTATAGTCACCGCCCCCGCTAGCTCGGCATCACCTGGAACTACAGGACAGGCAGGGTATGACGCTTCCTATCTTTATGTATGTGTAGCAACTAACACGTGGATTAGAGTTCTCAGAAGCGCCTGGTAGTTCAAAACTCTAAGCCCTGCCAAACCGCTTAAACCCTGTTAAAATCCGTACATCCTTGACCTTAAGGATGTACAATGTCTTTGTATAGTTGTAGGTATTGAAATATTGTACATTAGCGATAGAAGGTACTGTTTTTGACTAAGAATGTACAACCTGAAAAGCAGGTAGAACACGCCCTTTTGTATGCTCGAGTCAGCACACAGATGCAGGTTAACGACGGCATGAGTATGGAAGCTCAAGAGAAGACTTTACGCAATGCGGCAGAGTTTGCAGGCTTCTCAAGCGTTGAAGTCTTGCTTGAAGAAGGCCGCAGCGGTAAGTCAATTACAGGCAGACCCGTTCTACGTGACGCGCTAACTAGGCTCGATAATGGAACTGCGCAGGCTTTGATTGTTACGCGCATTGACAGACTTGCAAGATCTACTACCGACTTCTTGTCAATAGTAGACCGCGCGGCTAAGAACAACTGGCGTCTAGTCCTTCTTGACTTAAACCTAGACACCAGCACGTATCAAGGTAGGTTTGTTACGACCATCATGTCTGCTCTTGCCGAGATGGAACGTGGCATTATCGCAGAGCGTCAAAAAGATGTACATAAACACAGACGAGACAGTGGGCAGGTGTGGGGAGTAGATCTAGGTCCCAAGCAGTTAATTTCAGATGAGATTCGTAGTCGTATTATAGCAGAACGAGAAAAAGGTCTTTCTCTGCGTGTTATAGCGCGGATGCTTGACGTTGAAGGCATTCCTACCGCCTATGGCGGAAAATGGTCCGCTTCTAGTATTAAGTATGTACTAGATCAACAATCAGATGAAGCAAAGTAGGATAGAATAAGCACATGCCAATCCTAGGAGCAAGAGCTTCAGCTACAAAACCAGCACCAGGCGCACCGACAGTTGGAACAGCGACTGTAACGAACTCAACAACTGTGTCGTTGACCTTCACTGCACCTACGTCTAAACTTCCTCCCACTTCATACACAGTAACAAGCTCACCTTCAATAGCTTTAAGCGTATCAGGTTCGTCTAGTCCTTTAACAGTTACAGGTTCTTTTGTCATAAGTACTGGCTACACATTTAGTATTTCTGCTGTAAACGCGCAAGGTACTTCCCCTGCGTCTAGTTCTTCAAACTCTATTACTCCTAAAACTACCTACAGTTTAGGTGACGCTGGTCCAGGCGGAGGAAGAATATTTTATGACGCTGGTTCAACTTTATCTTGGGGTAGGTATTTAGAAGCTGCAACAAGTGCATCTTCTCCTGCTTGGAATGATTCTATTTCTTATTTATGGAAGGCTGCTTCTGGCACCCTTGGGTGTAATGCTACTGCAATAGGAACTGGAAAAGCAAATACAGACACTCTTGTGGCCAATAACGGCCCAGCAGGTACTGTATGTAGAAACTATACTGGAGGAGGATTTTCTGGTTCTTCCACTGGGTGGTTCTTACCTTCTAAAGATGAACTTAATCAAATTTATATACGACAAAATATTATTGGAGGGTTTATTAGTGGAACCGCCTATTGGTCGTCATCTGAGCACAACGCAAGTCTTTCAGCCACTCACGCATGGGCACAATTTATAAATGATAGTGGGCAGAATGGCGCAACATATTTAGTTAATAAGACTAATACGCAGTATCCTGTTCGTGCAATAAGGTCTTTCTAAGGGAGCAATAGATGCAAGGATTCTATAAAGACGATAATGGCTTCTTAGTCTGGTCTGCAGACAGAGTTCTCAATGAACGCTTTGAACTGTGGCTAGACCAAAAAGATACTTACACCTACCCTGTTGAAGGTTGGTATTGGTTTGATTCCGAGATTGAAGCGCGTAACACTCTCTCATGCTACGGCCCTCAGCCTTTTCCTTCCTGGACAGTTAACACGACAACTGCCCGTTGGGAAGCGCCAACTCCACACCCAACAGATGAAAAACAGTATGCCTGGGATGAGTCAACTTTATCTTGGGTAGAAGTTCAGTAAACTTAAAAAGATAGAGCCGGACGCGCGATTACTCGCGCTATCCGGCTCTCTACGTTTTAGGCGTTCTCTCCCGGGACACCAAAAACTAGTATAACTATATACCTAAAAGGCCTACTTAACAGGCAATCCTGTAATAGATTTCCAAGTTTTTGCATCAACGATGCCGGTTACAGGTAGCTTCTTAGCCTTCTGGTGCGCCATGACAGCCTTCTTTGTGACTGGACCGAATTGTCCGTCGGCTGGCTTGATCTCAAGAGCTGCCTGCACGGTCTTAACATGAATACCAGACTCGCCAGGATCAATTGTCTCGCCAGGATAAACCTTACCTGTTGTATCCTTTTCCTTTACTTCTTTAACTGCAACTGGAGCAGCTGCTGATCCAGCGTAGTCAGGACGACCCCAACCGACAACACCAACAACAAGTTTCTTCTTGTTGTTCTTTAAATAACCGCGCTCCTTCTTGCAGGTTTCCCCGCCGTTGCGCTGATCACCCTTAGCGTTGCCTGAGGTGTTGCCTTCTAGGCAAATCATTGTGCCGTCCTTGTTATCCTTTACGACGATTCCTACGTGCGAGATGCGGTCTACACCGTCTCCTGGAAAGTCAAAGTAAACAATGTCGCCAGGTTGTGGAGTGTTAACTCCGTCGTTGTCGTACCAGCGCTTCATCTTCTTAAATGCATCTGCGCCTGCAACTGTTGAAACGGTGTTAGGCACCTTAACTCCAGCTTGATTTGCACACCACATCACGTATGATCCACACCAAGCTAAGAAATTAGCCTTTGTGAACGCACCGTACTTTGTTTCGTTGTCCTTAGGACCCTCAATGGTTCCTACCTCAGCAAGCGCAACTTCAATAAGTCGCGCGGCTGTTCCTTGGGCTGCTGCCATTTTTATCCTCCAAATGCTTTCGTGAATCCTTCAGGGCAAGTTTTATTACATATTAACTCTGCAATAACAGGTGCAAATGCTGCAGCAATTGCGGCACCAACACCTAATGGTGTTGCCCATAGCTCTGCTGAATCTAAGCTTACAGCCAAACAATTTGAAATTACGTTGTATAGCAGCGTCTCGTCAATACTGTTTGCAACCTCTGGTATGAGTAAAAACGCATCTTTTATGACTGTACTCATTCCCGCTACCACGGCTACCTTTAGTGCTTTGTCTGTAGCCCAAAGAACTGGTTGTGCCATCATAGAAAGAGTGGTTGATGTTGCAGCACCTTCAGGCTGCGCTGGTGTAAAGAGAGCAACAGCCCCTGCGGAGATTGCCGCGGTTACTGCTAGGTTGCAAGCGTTTGCATCCACCCAGTTGTACGCATCAATTACGCCCGCTTCTACTTTCTCATAACCTTCTTTAAGTCCACCCTCTATTAGGTTTCCAAAGTCAATAATTGCTGGCCCGGCACTTATAGCCCAGATATCTTCAGCCCTATGGTTTATTTCAGGGTGGTCGTGGATGTACTGCAGTGCTTCATCACTAAGTCCCCATGTTTCACATGTTGAACCGGACCAGTCACCTCCTGCTCCATACCATCTTACGTAGCCAGGACTACAGTCCGAGCGATGATAAACAATTCCGTCACCATTTTTATCTGCCATTTTTATTTGCCTCCCTTAGGCTTTGACGGCTTTGGCTTTGACTTCTTACATCCGCATGTTGCGCACATAGTTTTTACCTCTCTTTAGTTTCTTACTTAACGATTACTACTGTAATTTTTGCCTTAGGACATTTTGCGTTTGCGTCCTTAATTGCCTTAAGTTCTTTATCATCAACTGTAAGTGACCAACGCAACTTTACGTGAACCCAATTCTTAATGTATGTGCAAACGTCCTTTGCAGGAAGCCAGTCTGCTGGATCCTGATCTGACTTAGAGCGGTTAGTCGCTGCGGTGACAGCAATCAACGCGTTAACGTCTCCCATGTCATTTGCGTATACCTCGCGCTTATTCTTATCCCACGCCTTAGCGCCTGAGTCCCATGACTCTGCTAGAGGAACCATGTGATCAACGTCTAGCGCGGAAAAATTTGTAACTGTTAATCCGTCATATGCGGAGTACCACTTGCCTGTATCCTTTACGATCTTGCAACCCTTATCAACCTTAGGCTTAACAAGAGCCTCCTGAATAATCACGTCGTTGCGTGTGCTGCAACCGTTCTTATCAAGATCTGACCAGTGCTTAAATTGTGAGCGCGCGTATCCTTCACGAACGTCAGGCGCAATTTTAAGTGCCTTAATTCCAGCGTCTACTGTTGCAAACGTTGTAGGTTTATCCGCTGCAAATGCTCCCGTGGAGTTTGCTATGATAATAAAAAGCACTAGAGGCATTACGCCCTTTGTTGTGTTATGCTTACGCATGGTAGTTCCTAACCGCGAGAGTAGCGTGAAGCAAGACCCCAGTCGACCTCGCCAGTTTGTACAGCGCGTGGAACAAGTACACGTCCTTGAATTTCTGCCTTTGAACCAAGACCGACTACAGTCATTCCACGATCTGATATTTTACGCTGGAATGCAATCTGTGTCATTGGTCTTTCACCGCGCTCTTCGGACCACGCGCGATAGACAGAGTACAACGCCTTGATAGGAACTACCGTTCCCTCGGACTCCTTTGTCTCTTCGTTTAAGAAGATACCGATACGGTCTTCGTTCTTTCTGTAAATTTCAGACGCCTCGGTTACAACCTTACATGTTCCTAACGCATCTCGTGCGGAAGATCCAAGCAGTTTAATTGCGCCTTCAACTGCCCAGGATAGAACCGCTGGAAGGGCTCCTTCAGGATCAAAGATGTAGTGCTTTAAGTCTGGGTCTGGACTTTCAGGAACGTTTGTTAACGGCACGGGGCGAATACGACGCCACATCGCGTCATCGTTAATGATAGGTCGGTGATTTGTTGTTACCCAGAGTTTTGCGCGAGAAGAAAATGTAAACGGTTTTTCACCAGGCGAGCGTGCAGAGATTTCACTTGAGCCTGTAAGTTTCTTAACTGAGTTTTCCTTAAGTCTTTCAGACTCTGGTAACTCGTCAACCCATACCATACGACGTCCGCGCAGCTCTGCCCAGTGATAAAGATCCGAGCCGTTTGCGTGACCGTCTCCCTGTGCAAGGATAGAAGAGTCTAACGGCCACGCGTATTGTTGAGTGCCCATGCACTTTACTAACGCTTCAACAAGTGTGTTCTTACCTGAACCTGCAGGTCCGTAGATGAGAAACATAACATCGTATGTGCGTAGACCGGTTAGCGAGTAGCCCGCTGCACGTTGAATCCAATCCTGCAGCTCTTTATCTCCGCCTGTTGCAAAATCTAAGAACTGTTCCCACTTAACATTTCGCATTCCTGGAGTGTATGCAACAGGTGCGCGGCGAGTAATAAATAAATCAGGACGTCCCTTAAGTAACTCTCCTGTGCGAAGATCAATAACTCCGTTTGCAACACCAAGTAATGTTTCGTCTGAATCCCAGGCGTTAACCTCGACCTGTACGCGAGGATCTGACGTTGCGTTTTCAATACAACCTGCGATGCGCGAGTTAGACTTTGCCTGCAGTGCCCACTTCATTAACTCTGATTGCTTGTCTGCGTCCTCGTAGTTGACAACCTCGGACGCGATAACCGGCGCAAGCTTCTTTGTCAACTCCTGTAGTTCAAGATTTTCTACGTCAGGCTTCCAGTATCCGCCGTCCCAGTGAAACCAACCAAGTCCCGGAGTGTAACGAATAGCAGGACCAAATGCATCTACAAGACGACGACCGTTTCCTGTATCTGTAAGTGTGCGCTTACCAGGTTCTCCGCCGTCGTTCTCGTTAACCGCGTCAACATCCTTAGGCACATCCATCTTTAAAAGACTTGATGCCTCGGAGATTGAATCACCGTCTGTTAT